GACTTTATCTTATCCTCGTATCACTCATATTCATACTTTAACTGGTCGTGGTTTGGGTAGTTTTCATTTTAATAAATTATTATATTCTACTTACCATGACCGCATTTCGCCTAAAATTATATCAATACCTTCTCAATTTGACCCCCATTGTGTATTATATCCCAATTTTAATTTTAACATAATGCAATTGCTAGACAAAATGCAACGTTCAAGCTCGCCAGGGTTCGGGTACACTAATACTTCTAAAAGTATGGTTTGGGCTCAATGTTTGCATTACTTGTTCACTTCTGATTATTCATCAGTTTTTTGTGTTATTAAGTATTCTGAAAAAAAAGAATTGTTGAATAAAGAAAAATATTATGAACGCAATAAAAATCGTCTTTTTGCACTTGTTCCAATGCACGTCGAACTATTGTTTAGAATACTCTTACAAAATACCATAGATAGAACTAATGTTATAGAAGAGAGAAATTATAAAATAGGGTATTCTGTTTTTCATCAAGGAATTAAAAAAATGTTTAAATATACAGGTTTTGCTGATTTGGCATCCTGTGATGGTAGTTCGTTTGATGCTTCAGAGAGTATATGGCTTATGTGTGGAGCTTTAATTTTGTTATGTCAAACATGTGCTTATACTAGTCATGAAATTATTATTGTATTAATGTATTTTATTAAATTTATAACGCAACCACGTTTGTTTTATTCTATTTTATTTTGTTTATTTGCATGTTTGCCTAGTGGTTTTTTGTTAACAGCATTATTAAATTGTTATGTTGTTGAATTTATAACAAATAAAATGTATCATCCCTATGAAAAAATACAACATTATAATTCATATGGAGATGACATCATCATGAGAAAAACTCATATATTAATATTTTGTAATTTAGCCCGGTTACATGGCCTTGATTACACACCAACTGAAGATGTAATCTTTTTATCTTTTGAGCCATTTGAAACCAAATACGGTTACATAGCTAAATATAAGCAATTGGGTAAATGCTTTTCTACTATAGCATATATTGGTAATGTCAATTTAGAGGTTTATGAAGCAACATTTTTTGCTTTATTCGTTAATTATTTTTATCATTTTTTTTTTGATGTAAATAGTACTGCTAATGCAGAAATTTTTTTTTCTTTATATTATTCCCGAAGTATGTTAAAAATTCCTAAAATTTCATTTTATAAAAAATCTTTTGATATATGGTTTGGAGAAGATAAACATGGACATCGTACTTCATTGCTGACATTAGATAATGTTGGTAGAAATAAAGGTTAATTTTATTTTATTTTCTTTTTCTTTTTTATGGTCTAGGTAGAGTCTTTTTTCTTTTTGGATGTAAAAAAAATAAAAAAAAA